TCGGTGCCGATGTGCTCAAAAAATGAAGCCATAGCCTAGTATCCTGATTGAACCTGTGACGTTGCCCCGGAGTATTCGCTTGTCTTCGCGTGCTGTAACGCCCTGCCCATCGCCATCTGGTACGCGCCCTCCCAGCGGGAGCCGTCGCTACCTAAGTAGTTGGCGGCCTCGACCAGCGTGCCGTACAAATACAGCTCGGGTGCCGTCTGAAAGATCGAGTTAGTGCTGGAGGTTGCCGACAGGTTGTCTGGGGTGAAGTAGTAAATTATTCGCAGCGTGTCGCCAGCTACCTGCGTTGGGTTTGGGTACACCAGCAGCTTGGACTGCTCCCTAGCGTAAACCTCCGGCGCTACGCCGGTTCGCTCGACGTAGCTGTGTATCTGCGTCAGCGATACGCGAGACAGAGGGTTGTAGTTCCAGAACAGATCCTTGACCTCCAGATAGTCGGAGGGGATCGTGGCGTAGCCGTCAGACCCTAAAGTCAGGTCTGCTGTCTTCTCGTTAATCGGCGCTCGAAGCTCGTGGAAGATTCGATTCTCCGCAAGCTCAATAAAATCTGGTATGACGTTGGTCAGGTCTTCCCGGTTAAGCCAGTCGGCTACCGAGACCTTAAGGCCGTCGTATGTGGATAGGCTCATATTCTACCGCCTCGCGTTCTTAGGTACGCATACTCCGGGGAGTTAAGGCGCTGCTTGATCTTCTTCTGATCCTCGTAGGTGGGGTTCATGACGTTGATCCCCTCCTGCATCCACTGGACTACTACGACCATAGGTATAGATGCCACGCGCTCTGTTTCGCCGTACTTGGCGTGCTTATCGATTTCATTAGATCGTGCAATGTTATCGGCGATGACGGGGGCAATATCCTGCGTGTGGGCCACATGCAGCTTGTCCTCAATCTCGTCGTGAACAATGTGGGACTTCAATTCAGACATTCTTCCACCTCAAAAGAAAAGGGTGGCGACCCCCGAAGGGGCCGCCGTTGCTCAGGGGAGGGATGAGCAAACTTTACGCAGTCAGTGCGTCGATCTTGCCGCTCGCCTCGTCGTGCTCGCACACCAAGGTAAGCTCTGTCAGCATCTGACGCTTGTCGCTGTCCCCGGTCTTGGCCAGTACAACAGTCTGCATGGGACGCAGGACTGCGCGTGACCAATACTCGGTGTCGAGGATCAGAGCCGTGTTGGCGTCGAGCAGACGGTTAGGCACAACGGACAAGGTTCCGAATGGCGTGACCAGTATGTCTACCGCGTTGACCACAGTCGTGCTGCTGCCAAAGTCTCGCTGGCGGCCAGAGGCCGTGGCGAAGCCTGCAACCGTCACAGAGTGCGAGGGTGTTACCTGCATCTGCGTAGCGTCGCCGCCTTTTTCGTACACCTTTTGTGCCACGTCCAATATCAAGCTCTCTGCGAGTGCTCGATTCGAGCCAGCGGTGTTGGTGGTAGCCGCGCTGATCTGGTTGGCAGCAGAGGTCAATTGACGTGCAGTGCTGCTGTTTCCAGCGGTGCCTGCCTGTCCTGCGCCAACAAACGAGTGCTCGATGTCGCGCTTGATTTCCTTACCGGCCTTGGCGATGGCATAAGCCAGATCGCTAGTACGGCCATAGGTGCCTACCGCTTCCGCGGTGCCTGATACCTGCACGACCTTGTCAAAAATCTGCGTGTTGGCAGTCTTTGTAGTCTGAGTGACCGTAGAGGCCGGTCCTG